AAGGAAAGGCGTTCAGCTTCTACTTCATCATTTTCGGGTTTTATTGTTCTATCAACTTTATTTACTGGAGCCGTAAACTTACTAGTTCCAAAAACAAATTGATTGACCAATAGAGCAGCAGATTTCAAATCATCATTATTAGTTTCGTTAGCCTCTTGAACCATTTCCATAATTAATTTTCGGTTTAGATTGCCAACTACATGAAAATAAGCATCTTTATCAACCTTCGCTAAGTTTGGCAGATAATCATCAACAATAATGTTGAAAGCTTTCTCATCTGTATCTTTAACAGATTTTAAAATTTCTACGGTATCACCTTTAAGAAGTTGAGTTTCAAAAGAGTTAAATGATTCAGCTCTTTCTGCGACCTCTTTAGCATCATCAAAAGAACCAAATAGTTGAGTATACTCCCTATCGCGATACATCATCTTCTCAAGAAATGGAAACTTCTTGAAAATCTCTGGATACTCTTTTATAATCTCTTTCTTTCTAGGAGGGGCATCAATATTGATATCATCATCTTTTGTTAAATCAAGCTTCTCTAAATCTTCTTCAGGTTCCTTAAGTTCTAATTCTTCATCTTCAGATTCTTCAGTTTCTTCAGTCCCTTCTTCTTTTTCTTTAGACGTAGATTTCTTTACAGGGACTTCCTCTTCTGTATCAATAGTCTTAAATAAATCATTAATATCATCAGCAGTTTTAGCTGCCGGAATTTTAGAGTCAGGAGATAGGACTTCGGGCACTTGTTTCTCCAGTCACATTTTCAGATTGCTTTGGTTTAGGTGAATTAACTTTACCAGAAGCACTCTGAGTTTGTTGCTGTAATTGAGCTAACATCTGCTGTTGTACAATAGCCATATGAGCTTTCATATGTAATAATACATTCTTATATCCATTAGAATTTTCAACTTTAGCTAGTCGTCCCGCAGAACTTATGAGCCAAGAACGGCAAATACTAGCTTCAATTTGGTGATTATCTACATCAGGATCAATAGGAACTGATGATTGTTCTTCAGGTTGTTGTGGTGGAGGTGTATTGTGATTAGGATTTTGTTGTTGAGCCTGAATAGCTTGCTGATATAATATAATAGAATTTTCATCCGGAGGAATTGGAGTAGAATTAATTAATTCACTAATCTCTTCATACTGCTTTTGTCTATCATCTTCACCAGGTAATCTAAATTCAGGAATCTTAATAACTTTACTAATATATGGAAGATTTTCTGGATCCATTAGAGCCTGCATAATTTCAGAATTATTTAATTGAAATAGTTGCATAATCATATCAGCTTGCTGCTCATCGGTGACAGGAAGCTTTTCATCAGGCTCTAATTCAATCCCACCAATTTTACCATCAGTTTCAGCTTTACGAATGAAGACATTAATAAAGTTACCTTGATCGTTCTTCTCGACGATACGTTCGTCGGTTGTCATATTCTTAATATACATAGGAATTACTTTACCAAATACTTCCTTCCACCAGATAGTCATCATCTTCCAAGGAGTTTGAAGTCTCTGCAATGCCATTCCTTTAGACATTGCATACTCACTAGCAGTTCTACTGCTGCCAGCTCCTTGTTGACCACCAAAAAGACTTGGGAGAGCACCAGAAACAAATTGTCCTAATTCTTGAATAATTTGATAGAAGTTAAAGACTTCAGCACTTAATGATGCTGTTTTACTTGTATAAAAAGCATCACTTAAATTCTTACTTCCACTAACAGGTTTCGTAGGAGTTAATGTCCCAGGCATTGCTTCTATTTGACGTTGGGCATTAAAATTGACAACGGCTGGATCTGCCCAAGTCTGAGCAATACCATGTTCAATTGTTTGTAGAGTTAAAGAGATTAGATCATTAACAATATCCTGAATATTAGTTAATAATTCACCAAGAGGATCATGATTAAGAAAATCAGACATCGGATTCTCAGTCAATGTCCAACAGTCATCCAAAGCTTCAGCTTCATATTCAGCAACGATATTATCCACAAGAACAATACGGGCACCATCAGGAAATCTCTTTTTTAATTTTTTATAATTATCTTCAGGTAGCACATTGAATGCTGCTGGTCGAAGCCATGAATTTTTAACAGTTACATTCTCCACTGGAAACTCACCACGATATTGAGTATTCAAACGTCCATACTGTTCATATGGATCATTAACACCAGAATTAGACCAACCTCCATGAGGTAGTTGTTCTCTAATATTAGGAAACTTTTCTAGTGCATTTGCATAATGTGTTTCATAAGAAAAATTTAAGTAGGGAGTATCACACTGCTTCTTAGCATAGTTAGCTACCTTGATATATAATCCTCCATAGACTTCTAAGCAAATACGACTTTTAGGTTTACTAGTGATTCCAACCATTCTAGGAACAATTAACTTAATCTTTTGAAGTTCAGGATCTAAAGCTGTTCCACATTCCAAGCAGATAGGACCGTGCTCTCCAAGCACGTTTTTAATCTCTACATCATCGTCGTCGGGAGAGAACTCATTGAGTTCCTCATTAGAGAATTCTTCATCGGGAATTTGAGTTTGACAAATAGGACAAACGTAAGCTTCGATTTCCTCATCCTTATATTTAGGAACTTCATAAGTACCATACTTCTCATCTTCTTTAGGATATGAGTAGCAAGCAATCATACCTTCTGTACAATAAATATAGAGCGCATGTAACCATAAATACATTACGTTATTATGTTTATAAACTAACTCAGCGATTTTATCCCCCGCTTTAGCAGTTGATAAATCTAATGGGTTATCAGCGTCATCAGGTACACAGTTAACAGCAGGAATTTGTATACTAAGAGCGGCTATAATAGTTTCCAGAAAGGCTTTAAATACATTAACAGGTTTGTCGTAGTAGTCTTGGTCTGTGTCTGTTGCATTGATGTCTCTATTGTATATACGATAATCATGAGCAACCTCAGACCAGTAAATCTGAGAAAAATTATTCCAATAAAGCTTTAATCTACGCCAATGTCTAATTTGACGCTCTCGCGTCATTCTATCTTCTTTATCAAAGTGTTCGACAACTGTCTTTAGCAGTTGAGCTATTTCATCATCTTCTAAATTAGTCTTCTTAACTTTTTCAGACATTACTTTAGCTTCAATTTCTTTTTCTTGCCTGAAATATTTCCCATCATTTTATTAAATGATTTAATACTAGGGCTAATACTCTTAGATTTCATATTACCGCCAAAATTTTCATTATCAGCTTTGTACTCAGAATCACCACCCTCCGCTTTCTTTTTCTCAGAAAGCATTATAGCAATGGCTTGCTTACGATTTTTAACTAGTTTTCCACTCTTAGAGCCAGAGTGGAGTGCTCCAGTTTTAAACTTGTGCATTACTTGGTTATATGGCATATTACTTCTTCTTTTTAAACATTAACTTCTTCTTAATGACTCCTTTAGGATTCTTCATCATTCTACTCATAAAGTTAGATGAGGGACTCAAGCCTTGCTTGCTAGAAATATCATCTTCATCATTATCATTTACAGGAGACTTTTTCTTAAACATACTAAGAAACTACAACAGTAGTTGTTGTACCTGCAACTGTGTAAGTAACTGTAGTAACTAGAGTTAAACCAAAGAATGCTTCACCAAGGATAGCATCAACAACTCTAATAGTTCCTTTATAATAATCAAAAGTTAAATTAAGAACATTATTAAATACGCTAGCTACAGAATCTCCATTGATAGATTTAGCTGTAATTGTTACTACACCAGTGATTACGGCTGATTGGCTCATGATTAAGAAATTGTTAGTACAGGAACGCCAGAAGTAATAACCCAAGTAAATGTAGTAATAGCAGAATAATCAAGATATGTAATCGTCAATCCATTATCACTAGTAATCTTAACTGTATTCTTCACAAAGTCAACTTCGAAATCAACTACATTGGAAAAAGTCTTAGTTGTAAGAGATTGACCAGGACCAGTAGTACCAGTATAAATTACTGAGGCCGGAGCGACATTTGCCATTCTTAACTCACCTCTTCTTCAACACCAAGCTCTTTTTCTAGTTGAGAAATATTATCTACATTAGTAACAACACTATCAGGTCTACCAACATTTTTACTATGCGCTAATATCTTAGCTTCCTCTCTATCTTTAGCTTCAAGAGCGGCTCTGCGTCTTGCCCAAGTACCTGAAGTTTGTATAATTGAATTAATCTCAACAGGAGCCGCTTCTACTACCTTTGGATTAATAATATTCAAGAGAGTTTTAGTAAGTTCTTTCTTCTCTTCGTTAGCAAAGCTAAGTTGCTGTTTGAGAGTTTCACAGCTTCGGCAAACCTCAAAGTCACGAATTCCAAGCAGACGAAGAATGAGTCTGATCATCAGACTACCTTCTCAAAAGGATTAATAAGTTGCCCAGAAGGTATATTATAGAGTAACATTTTATTTCTCATTGCTGCTGAACCATATTTATTATAATCTCTTCTATAAATTGATATCCTATCAAATTTAGGTTTCCAACAATTTAACAAGTATTCTCTGGAAGTTTTCTTATATTGCTCTTTTTTAATTGGACCTAACCATTTCCATAATAAACACATTATATATTGTACATGTTCAAATTTAGCAGTTCTTAACTTTGATGTATGAAACCATCCATATCCTCCAATAGCGTTATTAAATTTATGCAAAAGTAATGGGTTTACTTGAGCAACATCAAGAGTAATATGAACATTAATATATTTTCTATCTCTAGCTGATTGTAACTGAGAATATGTAGAACCCTCTCCGTCAAAAAATCCAGCACACCATGCTAATTCATGAGTGTCAAAGTTATTCATCAATGCATCCCTTTTCTAGCAAATCTTGATCTCCTTGAGACAGGGATACAATCTGCTAGAGTTTGTTGATCTTGTCTTTCTAATGATTCCATACGGCGATACATTCTAGTAACATCACTATCAACCCCAAATTCTGATAGAACAATTTGCTTCTTTTCTAATAAATTCATATTTCCTATTTCTCCAAGAGTATATTTTCTAGCTGCTTTACAAAAGTATCTAAGACAGTCAATAGGGTCATCTCCTTCAAATTCATCCAAGTCTTCCACATTACCATCAGATCTATAAATAGCCATTGGAATAGTGTCAATAAGAATCTTACATTCCTCAAAGATTTGTAGTATTGGTAAATTACTTTCTTCGGGTTCATCGTAAAATTGTTTTTTATAATTTTCTAATGCTTCAGGCCCATAATTACGATAAATCTCTTGAGCTACTACAGTATCATAAAATTCATTTCTACTTTTAAGATTTGTTTTCTTTTCCCAACGGAGAAAGTCATGAACAATTTGTAATCCAGCTACTCTACTTCCAGGAGTATTCTCAGAACTAGAAGGAACTAAGTCAGAATACTTTTGAAATTCATCAGCAATCAATTCTCCACCACGATTTTGCCAAGCACTACCACAAAGAACTGTATGCACTGGCAACTCATTATTATCGGAATGAATTTCTCTTATTTCACTAGCCCAATACGGGATATCCTTACCATACCATGCTCGTTCTCTGTAAATGTAAACTCTTCGGTTGGGCGCAATTGCCCCCCACATAGCATAGCACATAGCCCGTTTTCCCCAGTCAATAGACAATATCTTTGGCCACCATTCTGGTATTTGAAATCGTTTAATAACATGCAAAGCGTTATCTGGTTCACCAGTGAAGTGCATTGGTCGGAAGCTTGTAAAAACACTTCCTTTGAATGCGTGCCAATCTCCATATCTTTTAGCTTTGTATTCAGCTTCTGAATTAACTTTTAATATTTCAAGTTTCTTAACATATAGCGGATCATACTCCATCCCATAAGGGTTATCTTCTGCTTTAGCAGGAATGAAAATTCTAGTTAATCCAGTGCTAGTATCACGAATTAATTTACGTCCATCTTCATATGGTTTAACAAATCTATTATAAACAAATGTCTGCCCGATCCCTCCGGGATTGGAACCATTTCTAACGATAGCAATGTTAAAAGAACTACTAGGACGAACCCGGCTACCAACCATATAGTGATATGGATAGGATGAAAAATGTGTAAGTTCATCGAAAGCGCAATAATTGTATTGAGCAGAGTCATACATCGTAATATTAGAATCATGCTGAACATGACCAAAATCTAAATAAGAATTAAATTCAGGCCATTCCCAAGAATGCTTTTGTTCATTATATTTAGCTCCTGTTTTAGGGTAGTACTCTTTACTAAGACGAATGATTTCTCGTTCAAGGTCAGGAAACTTTTTACGTAATATAATTCCTTTAAATCCTCTGAACTTGTAGAATCCACGAAATAAAGGTAGTAAGGTGAGTATCCAACTCTTTCCACCATAAGCCGCTCCGCCATATAAGGCTTCGAAGACTTCGTCTGGTAAAGTTAATAGGTCTTCCTGCACTTCATGTGGTTTAATATTTTTATCTTTTAAATAATCTTCATATAATTCATTGCCAGGATCAGATAGTTGAATCATCGCATAATCACTTGTGTTGACCAATCAGGATATACTGCTAGAATTCCGCCTGGATCAATTGGCCCTTTACTTTTCAAAATTTTCAAATCCGGTGACTCACCATCATTCTTACTCAAAGCTTGAAGTAAAGTTGTAAGTCTATTATGTGTAACAGCTAAGTTAGTATTATTACTCTCAACTAGCTTAGTTAGAAAAGGTAATACTCTATCATAGAAGTCATTATAAGATTCTCCCTTGTTTACTGTTTCATCTGGGTTATCTAGGAAGTAATGTAATTTTTTTATATTATCTTCTACCAATTTACCGCTAAATTCACCAATATTCCAATCTCTTAGTTTACTAGTTATTTTATAATCTTTATTAATTCTAGCTTTAATTTCAGCCGCTGTTTGTCTTGCTCTTAGCAAGTCTGAAGAATGAAAGTTATTAATATCTGTATTTTTCAATATATCTTTTAACTTATCAGCAGAGCAACAAGCTTCTTTCTCGCCTCTGGAGCTTAAAGGAAGATCAAGCCAACCTCTAAGTTTTTCTCCTTCTCCATTGAAGGATGTACTGCCATGCCGAACAGCAATTAGCATAAGTTATTGAATACGAATATTTGTAGGCGCAGCAGGAATAACAACGAATGTAAAAGGAAAAGGAATAGACTTCAAAGACTCCCCAGCAGCATTAGAAGCTGTTACTGTTAGAGTATGGTTTCCAGGAGTGAAAGCAGGATATGAAACAGAACAAGTAAAAGGAGAAGCAGTTCCAGTGCAGACAATTGGATTTAAAGATGTTCCCGTTAGTGAAGAATCAGGATAATATTTATATATATAAGAGTTAGCAGTTACCAAATCCGGAGCAATCTGATCCCAAACAAGCTTACTTGTTCCAGTTGCTTGAGCATTTACTCTCACTGCATAAAAAGTAAGAGAGAAAAGAAAAACAAAAAAGAGTTTTTTCATTTCATATCCTTCGCAATCACACCATCGTAAATGACTTGTTGAGCAAGATATTGCTTTGCCCAATCCCAAAGTACTCCTAATGTTGTTAGAGTTAAATTATGAATTATCAAATCTCCTGTAGTTTTATTATACTGAAATGTAATTCCTAATGATACAACTAATGCAACAATAGCTGAGATTATTCGATTCAGCTTTTTACTATCAGTAGTAATCCAACTAAAAGCTCCCCATTGCTTAAGATATTCAATACCATAGACAATAGCAGCAGCAGATGTAAAATGTGCTGTAATTTCTCCAGGATTTTCCATAACTATCTTGGATCCCAATAAACTCGAACTTCTTGAAGTTTTAGTGTTTGTGTATTCATAGCAGTTATGTTACCAACAGCACAAAGAAGATTCATCGCATTAGCCCAGGTTAATGTACTCGCATTAGAATATGCAGCAGATTGAGTAGTTGTAGCTCCTTCCCAATTAGTCCACCAATGAGAACTTTGAGATGTAGCAGAAAGTCTTGTAATCCAACTTCTAGCATGCCAAGAAAGAGTTCCAGAATTACTAGCGGAAGACTCACTAATAAAAGTCAAACCACCTGTAAATACTCCAGTAGTAGTAGAAAATGCTGAATAGCCTAAATTGCACGCTAAGTTTTTATTCTCAGCCGCTGCTGTTCCTAAAGTAACCTCTACTTCTATTCTAAGAGAATCTCCATTAGTTGCTAATGTCCCAGCAGCTAATGGATAGGCAGTAGAAGTAACCCATGTAGTAGAGCCTACCGTAGTAATAACTGCTGGATTTTCCCAATAGATTACTCCATTAGGATAGTATTGGGTCGTTCCACCCCCAGCGGTTAGGAATGGGACTACTACTAAGGAGCCATTGGAGTCAGTTTTAAGTCTTGTATTAGAAAATACTATTGGTTGACTAATTGGTGAGGACTGAGCGGCTGATGCAACTATTAATGAGCCATTGGCATCGGTTAAAACTCTAATAGTACTAGGTGTTCCAGATTGCTGTTGGGCATAGAGAATTATTACAATAAATGGAATTAAAAATATGATTATCGCTGCTAACAAGATTTTAAATTTATTTCTCATTTAATGAGTCCCTCTATAAACAACTGAGACAGTTCCATTAGTTCCAGTGACATTTGTAGAAATTCTAGTTCTAATAAAATTAAATATCCCTTCAAATGTAACTACAATACTTGTACTATCTACAATGGTTATAGGACCACCACCTATTTGCCCCCATGTTCCAGAGTAATCAGGAGTATCAGCAGATTCAATTTGAATTGCTCCAGTGGATACAGTGTGACCACCAATGATTGTAATATTATGTCTACGAATTGAAGGAGGAATTGCTAATACATTACCATTGCCAGTTGTTTGAGCATCTTGTAATGTAAAATCAACTCCACTAGCGGCTGCGAATATTGTTGGATCTGACATTACTTTGTCTCATCAATTAGCCGCTGGTTGTCTACTAATGCTGCTTTGTAGTGTAGTTCAAACCTAGCAGCAATTTCATCTTCAGTAGGAGTATCTTTACGATGTCTAAACTCTTCGATCAAATTTAATGTAAATCCAGCAATGAGATTGATTAGTTCTGGATTCATTAATTTAACCCTTCAATTACAGTCCTAGCTGCGTCGAGATAAGGAGTAAACTTAACTAGTTCACCAGCAGAAACTTTTAGTCTAATATTAGCAATAGCAGTTAATGCAGAGCTTTTAGCTCCATTAGGAGAATCGTGAATTGTAATTAAAGCAACTTGAATAATCTGAGCTGCTATTTGAGTATTCTCTTTTGAGAGCTTTCCGGCTTTGAAAGCGATTTCTAATCCATTATTTAAATCATCTAATGCTTTAATATATCTGTCTGCAATGAATTGAGAATGGGTTATTGGCGAGAGATTAGGTGGTTCTTTTGCACAAGCTGAGAGAAGAACTAGAATGAGAAGAAACTTTCTCATTGTATATTCCTTCTTAAAGCATCATAAAGACCAGTAAGCCTCTGAACATTGCCAGTGAGGCTTATCAAAATATCATCATGCTTATTTAAGCGTCCACAAAATGAAGAAAGTTCTCGCTTAATAAACCAACCAATGATAGTTACTGAGACTAACAGTCCAGAAATAACTACTTGCCCAATGTCAATATGAGCTGTAATCATGTCGTAATGTCAATCACTTCATAATCATTGATTGACTTCTGTTGTGGAGTATAGAAGTGAAAGTGGACATCTCTATCTTTAGCATTCTTACTTGCTTCACTCCGCTCTTTCCTAATACTCTCTACAACTTTACTAGCAGCCGTAATCACTGATGGCAATTTATCAGCACGAACTTCATCAAGCTTGGTTGATAACATTGTTACTGAACGATTAAGAACTTCAAGAGCAGAATCATGAGCAAGTCCAAGTTTAACTTGAGACTCATGATTGTTTATTAGTGTGTCTACAGTGGGGTGAACGTCTGAAGAAATTACTTGTAGAGTTTTAGTCTCTGTCTTTGTAGGCTCTAACTTATTAGTATCAAAAATATTAAAAGATGTTTTAACTTCTTTTTTCTCCGTGCTCAGCATACCGAATAAATTCATTGCACTTGAGCGAGCAGTTTTGCGAGCAGATAAACGATTAATTAAGTTCAATGGAGAACTTAATCTTTTTATTGCATCGCTGTCTGAAAGAATCATTGTTTATTATTCCTCATTGTTTACTCATTTCTTATGCAGCTTTTTCTTTCACTTCCCTTTCCGCGTCATCTTGTCTACCTAACTCCTCTAGATATTCTATAGAATAACCTAAAGCTCGTGCTAAAACTTTATGCCATTTAATATCATTTTGATTTAATTTATGTTTCTTAGTATATCTGTCAAAAGCATATTTATCAAAGTTAATTTCAAACATTATTCTACACCCGTGCCTGACGCACTAGCATACACCCGCCTTTGCGGCCTGTCAAGGGCTATTCTACTCGCATTTTCTGTGGCTCTGAAATTTTCAGTTGTTGAATGTTTCAGTTTTATTTTTTATTTTTTATTTTATTTTTTAATGTAATTTATTATAAGTTAACTTGGAGACATTAAAAGTAATATTAGAGATATTAAAAGTAACATTAGAGATAGCTGAATATTCCGCACCGTAAGACCTACTCGGAGTCACAAGCTATGGTGGCTCATAGGGGGATAGACGCTATATGTTGTGGTGTTGACAGGAGAGAGAAGACGTGGTATGTTTCTGCAAGGTAATCATTTCGATTACTGAATAGGAGATGTTGAGATGTCTTACACTGTAAAGTTAGTATTCTCTATTGCTGGCACTAGACGCAAATTCAAAACATTCATCAGGCCAGAATCCGCTTACTTACATAATACATCCTCATATGCCATTCATTACGACACCATCCAAGAAGCTGAAACAGCCGCTGATGCGACCGTAGAAAGGATGACATCTTCTGGCCGCCTTACATTCATTGGCGCGGACTTCTATGAGGTAAAGTAAATGTACACCTGTTCAATCTGTCTATCATCTAATCACAATTCCCGTCATCATTGCTCAAACTGCGGAACCATTCCGGCTCAGTATTCAATCCTGAGTGTTCCGACTCGACTGATTGAGCACGAAGGCCGCTATCAGTTCATTCCAGTTCTACCTGCGTTTGGTTGTTCTCGTGCTTGTCAGCATCAAGGTCGTAGGCTGAACCTCAAAACGGAGATTGTATGAAAACCTGTCCTCATTGCAATGGACCAGTAGCACATGAATACTCGTTCTGTCCTTTTTGCGGTAAAAGGCTCAAGACTGAATAAACAAATGGCGTATGATTTGCAGTCTCATACGCCATTGTTTTCTTACTCGCCGAGTGAATTACTTCGCCGGGTTCGCCTTCATGATTGCCGGCTTGAGAATACCAACGGCATCCTCAATCGACAATCCAGAATCCTTGGCGAAGTTACGAACACTGACGCGGAATCGAGCTTTGAGGTCGTCTTCCCAGTAAGGCTCAACAAACTCCGCAACAGGGTCAGAAGCCTCAGAATAGAGAATGTCATTGTCACCGAGAATCAGGCGCTTGACGATATCCTTTTCCTCAGTGATTTTCCGCAAATCCATGAACTCAGTCAGAGAAAGAGGAAGAGTATCAGGCTGGCTCTCGTCCCAGTTCTCATACTGAATCATGACAGGATTGCGGCCACGAGTCATTCCGAAGTAGACTCGCAAACCCTTTCCCGTTCGAGAAGCATTTGCTTCCTTTTCCTTGTTGGCAATCTCCTGCTCCCTTGCCTTGAGTGCTTCTTTTGCGGCTTCCTTCTCGCTTACGTTGGTCTCTGCGGCTGTAGTCATTTTGGTTCACTCCAGTTTTGTCGGTTGGGTAATTCCTTCCGACCTGAAGATATTGTCTCACACTTTGATTTACTTGTCAACTACTAAATAGTGTCAGTCGTGCGAGTTTGTTTAACGACAGAGCATGACAGGGCATGATGGGGAAGGATGGTGAAGGACAAGCAAGGGACCAGACACGTTCTAGCAGGCTCGAAAGTGGCACTAGAGCCAACGTTTGCAAGGGTTTACGCGCGTTTTGCTCTGTTTTCTCGTGTTAGTCCCCTCGAAGGTGGAGGTCGGTCTTCCTTGTCCTATAGTGGGGACATTGGTATGTATTCTTTCTTATATATTTTTATATATATTATTATATATATTATATTATATATATATAAAGAATACAAAGAACCCACCTGTCCACTTTCCAGGACACTTGACGGCCAGGGCTAGGTGTGGTAGGATGGTCTAGCAGGCAGAGTTTAGAAGGATGATAACAGAGCCTAAGTCGTTGACAGAGCTGAGGTTACAGGCGAGCGTAGCTCGTCCGACCTCATACACTGCCAGTTGTCATCGTTACCTGTCATGTAATGCTATGAACTGTCATTAAACAGATTGGAGAATGAAAAATGATTAAAAAAGGTATTATTATTAAACAAACCTACCGAGAGCTTTTAGATGAGCTTAAAACCCTCACAAAGGAACAACTCAATTGTAATGTTACAATTCAAGTTGAGGATGAGTATTATCCTGGATCATTGTTGATAAATGATAATGATGATATTCTAGATAAAGACCATCCCGTTATTAGTAATCATTAAACAGATTGGAGAATGAGAAATGAGATTTACAACTAAAAAACATTCAGATGACAAATATTCTGTATTTGATACTTTAGCAAAACAATATGACATGCCTGAGATGGCGGTATCAATATATTTCAAAACAAATGCTTGTGCTTCAAAAGTAGCGAGTTCTCTAAATAGAGAGTGGAATAGATTCTTATCTAGATTCTTATCTAAACCATCATGACTCCCATAGACAAAGACTCAATCATTAAGTCAATCAATTTAGAAGGCGCAAGCCTTGAACAGAATAAGACTGTTCACTTAATCCTAGGAAGCCGCAATAACCTTAATCACATTACCGGTGTTAGTTCTGGAAAGCTCAAGATTTACCCTTCAGTAGCTAAGAAGTTCGAATTGATTCTTTCTACTCCAAGTTCATTATCTGCTCTTTCTCCCTTTGAAATTCGTTGCATCCTCTGCAAGAAAGTAATCTCGTATCCTTGTTGGTATTATTCAATAAGGTATGCAATTAATCACTTTCACTACTTCGTTTGCTTTGATAGTCATTCGCCACAGGCAGTAAACGTTTCATGTTATAGAAGGGACTAAAAATGACTAATAGAAAACTAACGCTACTGAAACAAAGTAATTTAGGAAAACTAAGGCAATGGTTAATGGAACAGGATTCCTATACTAATGCAACATATGGAAATACATCCATTGCAAGGATTAGAAAGATACTTGAGGATGAATCTCTACAACATAAACTAGTTTCCGGAATTAACCGGACTGATGAAGTTAGCAATAGCTAACAGAAACTAGGATGGATATCATGACACAGTTTAGTAATAGTCCCAGTGTAAAAGATGAACATGGTTCAGAAAAAGTAAAAAGGTATGTTCATCAGCCGCTAACCTTCGACCACTTTGGCATTCACGTAACAATCAAAGAAAATGGTCATGTTCTCATTACCTCAGTGAGTCCAGACCCAGCCGACAAAGAATCAGTTATTGAGGATGAAATTGAGGTTCCCGCTAGTCTGATTTTCAAGATTGCTCAATCTTTGAAGCTGACTAGAACTGTGCAATTCGTTGACAAAGTTTAGGGAGTAAATTAGTTTCTTTATCGTTTTCTTCTAAGTCAAAAAAGAAAACGTAACTTTCTAAAGAAGAAGAGGAAAAAGACAATGATAAGATTAACAATTAAATTAGACAACGACAGCGAATTACAAGTTAGCCTCAGTGAAAGTGAGACAATTTCAATTCTTCTCTCGCTCAAGAAAAGAGCTAGATTCAATAAAGAATTAAATGATGTCACAACACAATTCATAAAAAATAACTTCGATGAAGAAATGAGAATACTTGAATTTTCAAAAGAAAAGGTAAATTAAAATGTGCCTACCAGATTTTGTTGAGTTTAAACGAATTGAAGAATCAAACTCTCTAATCGGGTACAGAATTTGGAAAAATGAAATCAAAGATTCTCTAATTCTTAAATCTGAGTATCAAGAGTACGAATGGAAGAAATTAGAAGGGCCACACGAAGTGTTAGATTCTAATTCTGGCATTTATTCTTACAACAACTACTACTACTACAACTACAACTACTACTACAACAACCACTACAACTACTACTACAACTACTACTACTACAACAACCACTACAACAACGACCACTACAACTACAGCAACCACTACAACAACAACCACTACAACTACAACAACCACTACAACTACTACAACTACTACTACAACAACTACTACAACATTTTGGGAATAATTCTTCAATATGGAAAAGTGGCTATCCATAAAAAAGGTCAACGCTCAGAATACGCAAGAGTTAAAATTCTATTTTCAATTAGAGAATCTGATGCTGAAGGCCCAGAAGAATTTTTAAATTGGATTAAAATATTTAACGAAAGAATAAACTATCTAGCAAAAGAATATGATTGTGAAATAATAAGTTGGCAAGATTTCAAAGATAATGTGGATTTGCTCAAATTGTAATGAAGAATTAGGAGATTACAATGGATGGTGCGAGTATTGTTGGATTAATAAACAAATCAAAGTTTACAATTCAGATTGTTATTATATTAGAGATATTAGAATAGATATATTAGCAGATGGAGCAAAACCAATGACGCCGCAGGAACAATTATTCAGTGAGTTATTCAATCATGAGACGATATTAGTCTCTAATATGTCTCTTCTAGAACTTCGTGCTCACCGCGAAGAATTAGCTAAAATAGCTTTTGAAGCTAGGGCTAGATTATCAGCCGTTGACGAGGTAGAAAGAAAGGCTAAGAAAAAGGACGGCCAGCCGATTGGATTTGCCAGGTCAATTAATGCAGATGATACTGCTACTAATGCTATTAACACAATTAAGGAACGACAGAAGAGAATGAGTAAGCAAGAGAAGATATTAAAGGGATTAGAAGCTTTAGGCATTGACACTGCTGAGGCTCAGAAATTGATGTCGTCTGGAACAATTCTCGCTAAGTTCAAACAAAAGGTTGAAGAAGTAAAAACTGCTTCTGAAGAAACTAAACCAGTATTTAATCCATTTGCAAAGATAGAAGAGTAAAATAATGACACTGTTCACATTTCAATACAGTAGAAATTTAGATACATACATCCAAAATACTCCACAAGTAACAATGGTCACAATAGATGTATTAGCAAATAACAAAGAGCAAGCAGAATATTTAATTAAACAATTAGAATTAGATGAATTTGAACTTGATAACATTACAGAATCATGAGCCTAACTTCAATAATCAGACAAGAATGTAAAGTTTGTAAAAAGATAGCAGTAGAAGTATCTCGTATTAAACTAGGTAAGACATTATTAATCAAATTAGCATGCGGGCATTTACTTCATTCAGAGACTTTACAGTCTGATAATAATTCTTATGATTCAATAGTATTCTCTGATAACTGCAAACCTAGACCTTATCAAATAGAAGCAATTCAATTCGCCGAACAGGCAAATGTTCGCTGCATCATTGCGGATGAACAGGGTTTAGGAAAGACTATTGAAGCTCTTAGTCTACTACGTCTTCATCCAGAAAAGCTTCTACCAGCAGTAATCGTAGCTCCAACAACAGTTAAGCTACAATGGATGTATGAAATTTATCGTATCTGTGGTAGTCCTAAAGATTTTCCAGTCCAAGTAATCAAATCTAGCAAAGAAAGAGCAATGCTAGGATTTAAGATTTACATTGTTACATATGACATTCTAAAGAATGTTGAAATGTTCTCATATCTTCCAGAAGGGCATATAAAAACTATCATTATAGATGAATGTCAGAGAGTGAAGAATCATTTATCTGACAGAGCAAAAGCCGTCCAGAAAGTTGCGAAGCAAACACCACATATTATCGCAATGTCTGGAACTCCAATTAAGAATAATGCTGGTGAATACTTCACAGTTCTTAATCTAGTGAAGCCTACGATGTTCCCGCATTATCAAAAGTTTATTGACAATTACTGTGATTCTTATTCTTCTGGTTATTACGCTAAAGTAGGTGGACTAAAAGATATTGACCGTTTTCATGAAGATACGAAAGATATTATTATTCGTAGGACGAAGAGTGAAGTTCTCAAAGATTTACCAAGTTTAGAAAGAAAGTTTCATCATGTTGAATTAGATAGAAACTTAAATAAAGCATACGCTAAAGCATTAGATGAACTAGATGATGTAATGTATAGCAATGAAAGTGAATTTGAAAAGTCTACTAATATGTTAGCAATAATGTCAAAATTACGTCATATTACTGGAGTCAGTAAAGTAAGTGAATGTATTGATTTCACTACTGAATTTCTTTTATCGACAGACCGTAAGTTAGTAATTTTTACGCATCATCAAGATGTAATGGGAATGTTAGAGAGTCAATTAAATTCCTGGTTGTCTGATGGTGGATTTAGAAAGGTATTAGTTCTCCATTCTGGTCTTAATGGCGATGAAAGAGCTAAGTTAGTAAGCGCCTTTAAGCAGTCAAGCGAAGCAAGATTGATGATTGCATCCACACTAGCAGCGGGCGAGGGAATAAACCTTCAATTCTGCTCCGATGCTATTATTCTCGAAAGACAATGGAACCCTGCAAACGAAGAGCAAGTAGAAGGACGTTTTCATAGATTCGGGCAGGAAAATCCTGTAAGTATTACTTACATGCTAGCAACCGGAACCATAGATGAATATTTCACTGAATTAGTAGAGATTAAAAGGGCTATCGTTGCGGCTACTCTTGATGGTAAGACTATTGAATGGGATCAGCAAAGCTTAATGAAAGAGCTAGCAGAGATACTTGTAACTAAGGGAAGAAAGGCGTGGAAGTTATGAGTGCTGATGAAGATTATGTAGATGGAGAACTTCTGGGTGCAGTATCAGAAATAACTACAGACAATCTTTCTAAGATTCAATGGAGAATGAGGACTGGAGAAGTAGTTTATGTAAAAGATATGGAAGATAGTCACATTAGGAATACTGCTATGTTTCTAGCTGGATTTGGATACACAAAGTGTGTAGCTTCAGAAGAGATCAGAGTAGCTTGGTTAAGAGTATTCAAGATGGAATGGGAACGTAGAATGATAGCTAAGACTTATGGTAATAAGAGATTTATTGTGTATGGTGAGAGAACAAGAAAGCAAATGAATTAAATTATGAGAAGATTTTGTTCAATTTGTAGAGCTTGGACATTATTTTTTCTTAATAAAGATTGGAAATATGAATGTGAGAGTTGTCATAAGGAAAAAATATGACCTTCAAATACGATGAAGTTCTATGTCCTATTTGTAATGGTCCTATGATTAGTCGTAAGAGCGTCCATGGAGTATTTTGGGGCTGTAAGAAATTCCCTAATTGTAATGGAACTAGAGATAGTCAGGGAAGAAGTAAAGCTGATAGAATGAAAGAAAAAGGTGAAGAAGTAGAAGATACTAGAGAAGGATTAACAGTAGATAGAGATAGTGGAAGACAAAACATTTCATTTAGGAAGAACTGATGACTGACATAATCAAACCACCAAAAGTGAACATAGTCTTAGATGCGTCTAAGATAGACCTATTCGAAACTTGTCCACAACGATATAACTTCAGACACAATCATAATAGAACATTACCTCTAATTCATAAAGCAAAAGCTCTAGACCGTGGAAGTCTAGCTCATGGTGGATTAGAAGTGTACTTTACTGAATTAAGTAAAGGAACTCATTATGATGATAGAATAAATTTAACTCTAATGAAAATACGAGAATTAGCCTCAGATGTTGAAACATCAAATTCTGAACCTGAAGAAGTAGAGAAACTTCTATCAGCTATTGAACAATCTTGTGATTATTGGAGAGCTGAAGACGAGAATAGTCTTGAGATAATCAGTATTGAACAGCCGTTCGCTTATGAGCTTTTCTCTGATGACAGCTTGAGAATAATCATTAGCGGTAAAATAGACCTGCTAGTCAATTTCCGCGGAATAGGCCGAGCGGCATCCTATTCAAACCTTCCAATTGACCATAAAACTTACGAACGTGACTCGATGGTTCTTCGTAAGTCTAATCAATTTATTAACTATTGTAATGCGGTAGAAAGTAACTATTTAATAGTTAATCGTATCGGCCTACAAAAAACTTTAAGGCCAGAAGAGAAATTTAAGAGACTCCCAATATCTTATGACCCAGTTTATCTAAAAGACTGGAAGGATAATCTTACTAAGATGTTAATGATTGAATACCTTTCTTGCATAGCTGAAAACTATTGGCCCGAAAAGCCTACATCTTGTAATAAGTTTAATCGATTATGCGAGTATTATCAGATTTGTGATAGTTCTGGTCAAGAAGCTAAAGACTTGAAGTTAGAGAGTAATTATATCATTGCTGAGCAGTGGGACGTGACGAAGGGATTAGAGTAATGAGAGAGGCCATTTCTATAGTAGGATTCACATTAACAATTCTCTTATTATTAATACTATCTAAAGCATGTGATTCTAGCAAAATGTGTTTCCATCTATCTAAAGATGGAAAGCAAATAGAGTATTGTGCATGGTGAACATAAACCAACATTTCACTGCCTGAGTATCGAATAGTCTAGGTCATATTCATGAAAGTGATGAAACAGACTAAGAAATGTCGAGTAATTCTCAAACAGTGAATAGAAGAAGCCGTTCGCATGTATTAGTGCTCAAATTTAGCACAATCAGCCAACGGCTTCTTCGTCTTTTGTTTTGGAGTGTTTTTATGACATATAAAACGTTTCTCTGTCCTAGAACATATAGAGATACTCCATATGTTGGAGATAATCATTGGTGTATAGATTGTCTTTATATTAGAGTTAAACGTAGAATCAAGTTTTGGTGGTCTGAAAGATGAAACAGTCCGAAAAGCACATTCACAAACTAAAGAAGATTAACTACAAATCAGGAAATAAAGTTTTTTTCTGCACTCTTCCTGATTGTAACTTCAAAATTTCTGTACCTCTCTCATTAGGCAAGCGAAGCTTGTGTTGGAGATGCGGAATAGATTTCATTATGAATGAGTATTCTCTTCGTCTAGCGAAGCCTCATTGTGATAGTTGTCATCGTCCAAAAGATATTAAAATCGATGAAAAAAAGATTATATTGACTAAAGTAGAATTATCTCTATCTGAACGTCTTAGTCAAACAATAAATGAGGCAAATAAGCAGAGTGACCAGGAAGATATATAGTGGTAAGATAGATAAAAATTATATCTTATCATTAGATAAAATTATTGATTACAATAATTGTTGGAAGTATAAATATACTTCAGATATTAATAGACACACTCAAATAATGATAGGTGGTTATAGATATGTTCTAAGTAGATTAGTAATGTGTCTGTGGCATGAAATAGATTATTTGAATATAAAAGTAGTCGCTAGACATAAATGCAATAATCCACCATGTTTTAATCCAGATCATATAGAGCCAGGAAGTCATTCTGATAATATATTAGATTCTGTTAAATCTAATACTCATGCTAATGCCAGTAAAGAAGTATGTCCTAAATGTGGAAGCAATTTTAAGAAAGTAATAAGAAGAGACAGATTTAGAAATATAACTAATATAGAAAGAAGATGTTTCAATTGTGCAAATGAACAAAGAAAAGCAAGAAGAAAACTAGGAAAAACAAATTGAAAGCCTCAGACCTTTCTTCTACAGGCACATATTCATTCTTATTTAAAGGTCCATTTGGATTTGGTAAGACACTTGCAGCAGCATCTTTTGCATTAGAAGGTCCAGTTTACTTATCCTATTGGGACAAGAAAAGTCCTATTGAATTAAAAACATTCTTCACGGAGAAGAGATTTGGTTCCCTAGCGAAGAAAATCCTATCCAATATAGAATATGATGTATATGATGCTTCTAATGCTGGTGATTATCTAAATAAAATTATTAGTTTAGTAAACGACTGTAGATATTTTGCAACAATCAATGATTCAATTACATTCATGACTTCTAGTGCAGTGAATTGGTCACTTAATTTTGGTCAAGATAAAAGAATCCTTAAAAAGATGAAAGATGTTATTCCTGATTTTGATGAGTACAAGGTAGAAACTTCATTAGTAAGTCAGTGCATTGATCTGAGCCGTAGACTTCCTTGTCATGTAATCTGGACCGCGCACCCTTTATCTGGAATAAGTGTTAGCGGCTCTGGTTCTTCCATTAAGGTAAGTAAGACAAATCCGATAGTCTCTTATGGCAGTAAAGTAGCCAGCTTAGTTCCAGGTTCTTTCACTGAAATCTATCATTTTTCTCAACAATCTGATTTTAGTGCTGGTAAATCCTCTAAAAAATATCTAGTGTCAACTGAAGCCATTGGGGATGAATTTGCTAAGAGTCCATTGTTAGGTGATTTTGTAAAAGAATTTGATATTACTGATAAGTTATTTTATTCTGTATGGAAAGAGTTATCAGATAAAAGTAGAGGTATTGAAGTTGTTCAGGCTGTTGATATTAATAATCCATTAACTATTAATCCTTTCAATCAAGAAAAGAAGTGGTAGGAGAATGCCAAAGTACACAATCACAGAAGACGCACTTAAATCATTAGATAATAGTTATACATACCATAGTCCTAAAGGAGACCAACCAGAGAGATACGTGACTATTAGAGATAAAGCAAAGGAATTCGCTATTATACTATGTGAAAATGCTCCAAAATCTAGAGAGCTTAGTATTGCATTAACTGATCTAGAAAAAGTTGTAACAATGGCAAATAAAGCTATTGCTTGTAACGAATAACTCACAACACACAACAACAAGGATAACAAAACAATGCGAGCAATACTGACACCAGATGACCTGAAAGCCGGAGAACTAGCAGAAGTCGGCTGGCATCCTATGGAAGTAATTGATTACTCCGAAAAGGATGCCTCAGAAGAGGCAAAGAATCCAGGTTCTACTAATTGTATTTGGGAATTTAAGATTCTAGATGGTTCTTCTAAGGGTATTACTCTCACTAAACTTATTAATGAGTCACCTAAGTCATTAGGTTATAACAAGGCTCTCTGGAGCACATTTGGTTTTCCTGTAACTGCTAATGGCGGATATGATTTGTCCTCTGATCTTTTCCGTAAGACAGTAGGCTTTAAACTTATGGGATATATCAAGCGTGGTAAGAGTAATCGTGGGAATGAGTTTAATGACTTGGTTGATTTTAAGCCGTTAGCGTAGTAGTTCTCTCGTTGGGATGCTGTCGAATAATGCGCAACAAACAATGACGGGCTCAAGTGAGCTGCCGTTCGACAAAATAAGACAGGGCATTTTGTAGATGTGCCTGCAACATCCCAACACTTTTCTTTCGGAGCCTTCTTGCCACGAAAAACATTTCTAGAGAAAGCAAGAAATACATATGCTTTTCATCTTATGAAGATAACTAACGATGATAATTGGACAATGACAATGACTGCTAATAAATTAGGACTATCAGTAGGAGCCGTTAGCGAGGACATTCTTATTGCTCGCTGGTTGAAGACTCATGAAAAGATTATTGAGAAATTTAAATATCGCTATGAGGCATTGAAGTTTATTAGAGAGAAAGAGAAGGAAATGGAAAGAAGGGGATGACTAAATTGTTTAGTCAGCGAAGCTGATGCCAAGCCATCCAGATAGAGTAAGAAGGAATTATTGTGAGCATGAGTGGAGAGAAATCTGGGGTGTAGATATTGCAGATTTAATTAGATTTGGTAGAATGTGTAAGAAGTGTGATCTTATTGTTGCTTTACCGTTTCCTAAGAATATAGGTATTAGTTTTCCTATAGAAGAAGTAGAAGGATTCTGATTGCCCAACTACATCCCAGGCGTAGGAAGTCTAGAACCAAGGCTTCTAATCATAGGCGAAGCTCCAGGTAAGCATGAAGATGAACAAGGCGTTCCTTTTGTTGGTCCAACAGGTAGAATCCTTGATGAATGCCTTTTCAAAGCAGGAATAAAACGTTCTGATTGTTATATTACTAATGTAGTAAAGTTCAGACCACCAATGAATGATTTAAAAAAATTACATTTAATAAACGTTGACATTGGTCAACAAATGCAGGAGTTGTGGGACAATGAAATTAATAAACTTCATCCTAATTGTATTCTTGCCGTTGGAGATTTGGCGTTACAAGCAGTTTGTGACGTTTCTGGCATTCTTAATTATCGTGGCTCTATTCTCACAGCTAGAGATGGAAAAACAAAAGTAGTTTCAACAGTTCATCCGGCAGCATTGTTTTCACGTTCTTATGGTGAAGAAGGTGATTCTAAAGGTGGTCTATCTTGGGTATACATTAAGTTAATAGAAGCCGATATTCAACGAGCCGCTGAAGAGTCATTAACGGCATCATTATCACTCCCAGATAGAAGCCTGAGCATTACTCACAATTCTCTAGACCTTCATAGGTTCTTTCGTGAATATCAAAATCTTGATAAAGCAGCCGTTGACATTGAGAGTATCAATTGTGTTCCTGCTTGTATTGGATTTGCTTTTAATAAGCATCATGCTATTAGTGTCCCACTGTTAAAAAGAATAGGACAGAATGTCCTAACTGACATGGGCGATAATGATTTAGATGAATGTTGGAAACTTATTGATTTACAATTACGACGACTGAAAGTGATAGGACACAACTATAAATATGACGACTACAAGCTCTCTCTCATTGGATTTCAAACTCCTAATGTATATAGTGACACGCTTATTAAGACTAGGGTAATATTTCCTGAACTTCCTAAGAAGAGATTATGTGATTGCCTTTCCTTGTGGACAAGAGAACCGTTCTACAAAGATGATGGAAAAGAGTTTAGATTAGGAAAGGATAGAATTGATCGCCTTCTTTTGTACAACGCTAGAGATTGTGCATGTGAATTTGAGCTAGATGAAGCTCAGGAAGTAGATTTATTAGAGATGTCTGAGCGTTTTCATGTACCATTAAAAGAATACTATTACAATTATATGATGAAGAAACATAAGTTCTATCTTAAATTAGAAACTACAGGTAAGAGAATTGATTTAGACCGTAAGAAAGAACTATTAATTAAGTACACCAATATGCAAGAGGAAGTTCATGAGAGATTGATTAAGCAAGTTGGAGATGATATAAATGTAAAATCTTACCCAGATGTATTCAATCTTCTCTATAAAATAATGAAGTTTAAAGTTAGAAAGAAAGATCCTACTAGTGAAGATAGCATTGTAGCATTAATGAGTAAGTGCAAGAACAAAGAACACAAAGAGGTTCTAAATGACCTTCTCGAAGAACGAAGAATTAGAACACAAAAGAGTAACCAAATATCTTTTAGCCCAGATTACGATGGACGGTGTAAAAGTAGCTATAATATTTCCGCCACAGAAACTTGCAGAAGTTCAACTGGAATACTTAAGAAACCTCTCAGACCAAAGAAAATTGGACTTGCAGATCATACCATCTCAGCTCATGGACGTCTTGGAAAAGACATCAAATCAATGTTCATTGCTGATGAAGGAAAAGTTATCATTAGTGTCGATGCTAGTCAAGCAGAGCCTAGAGTCGTTGCCGTATTAAGTGAAGATTGGGAATTACTGAAAGCATTCGACGAGAAAGTAGACATTCACCGCAGGACGGCCGGTTTAATTTTTGGTTATACGTCGAAGTTAGAGTTATCATCCTCGTTCAAACATGAAGTAGTAGACAACCTAAAGAAAGACGGTCCTGAAAGATACACTGGTAAGACTACCCGAAATGCTGGAAATTACAATGTAGGTAAACATACCTTTATGACCACATTTAACACGAATGCTCAGAAATATGAAATTCCTATGGATATTAGCGAATGGCGTGCAGGAACTATGCTAGAAATCTTTCATGCAGCTACTCCAAAGGTTAGGAGTAAGTTTCACGCAGATATCATTGCGGCTCTTAGCTCTTCAAGAGTTCTAATTGATCCAATGGGCGGAGTAAGAGTATTCAATGGTAGAATGGATGATGAATTATATAAAGAAGGATTTGCTAATATTCCACAAAGGACAGTAGCTCATTTAGTGCAGGGAGCGGCTCTTGCAATAGATGAAGAATTAAATGGAGATGGAAATGCTCTCTGGTCTGAAGAAAAACATGACTCTTTAACTCTTCAGGCTCCAGAAAATGATTGGGAAAGGTATGCAAGAATGATGAAAAAGCACATGGAGAAGGCAATTGATTTTAGAACATATTGCACTCTTAAACGTGACTATACTTTAGTGATTCCGGCAGAAATTGAGGTGAGTCATAAGAGTTATGCAGATTTTGAGAAAGTTAAATTATGAAGTTTAAAGAGTTACAACGATTACTTAATGATGTTGATTCTATAAAACATGGAGATGATGAAATATTAGTATTACTTCCTTCCTCAACTAGACTACATGAGTTTGAAATCAAAGAATTAAATGAAGATGAAAATCACAACATTTGGTATATTGAGATTGAGCCATGACAGTTGAAGAACTAAGAAGTCACATTAATTCTATTAATATTCCACTATTGGAAAAACTAGTAGTAGACCATGAAACATATGCTAATGTATGCGATGCTATATTTAAACATGAATCAACACAAACAACAGGTAGAAGTGTAATCATAGCTATTGGTAAGAATAAAGGAATCATGTTCAAAGGAATTGAACTTCTTTTGAAAAAGACATGACTAAACTCTGCCTACTAGCCGGTAACTCTGAGGAAGCCTATAGATATTCACGTCTACAGAATCTAGAACCTGAACAATGGTTCTATCCTAAAGATATTAATGACTTACTATTCAGAACTAACTTTCACGTCATAGTAGTCGGGACGGCTGGAATGAATACACCAGCATCAGTATTTGAACGAATTTATCAAGTTGCTCTCAGTAGAGGAAAGATTGGAAGACTCTAAAATACTAGTAGAATTTACATCTAATGAATTACGAATATTAATCCAAGCTCTAGGCAGTTCATCTCCTAATAAGGATGATGAAATTACACAGTATAAGCTTTATCACAAGCTTCTCTTTCGGTTAAATGAGAAAAAGTGAGCAACTCGTGGATTCAAGATTTAATTGAAGAGCACGTTGCAGTAGAAACACCTGAGAGCTGGTTATATTGGAGTTTAGCATTTGTAATAAGTTCAGTAGCTGCTAATGCTTATACACTAAGAACTCTTAAAGGCAATCTCTTATATTATCCTAACATCTACGTTATCCTCATGGGTGAATCAGGACTTGGTAAAGGATTTCCTGTAACTCTAGCAAAAAGATTATTACAAGCAGCAGATGTTACTAGAGTTATTGCTGGAAGAAGTTCAATTCAAGCTATTATTAAAGAAGGTGCAACAACTAGGTCAGTAGCTGGTAAACCAATAATGACTGATTCTAGAATGGCAATAATTAATGGTGAATTATCTACTGCTATTATTCAAGACCCTGATGCTTTAACTATTCTTACAGACCTTTACGACCATCATTTAACTTGGACAAATCTTTTAAAGGGTGATGGTGCAGAAAAACTCAAAGAACCATACATTACTTGTCTCTTTGGTAGTTCCCCCGCTCACTTTTATGATAGTATTCCTCAGCCGAATATTGAAGGTGGATATATTGGGAGAAATCTTGTTATATATGAAGAAAAACGATCAAAGGACGTGGACTTACTCGATTCCGAAGAAGAATCAATAGATGAAGATCGATTCACGAATTACATAGTTCCTAAATATGTTCCACACTTAGTTCATATTGCAAAGGGCAAAGGTAGAATAATCCCTTCTGAAGAAGCACGAAGAGTTTTTAATTCTTGGCGAAAAGATTGGAGAGCTAATCAAGCTCAATATAATGATAAGACAGGATTTGTTAATCGAGTACCAGATCATGTATTGAAGATTGCAATGTGTCTTTGTTTAGCTCGTTATGACTCAGCTTTCATAATCTCTGAAGCTGATGTTAAGGAAGCAATAACTAAAGTTAGTGGATTAATCTATGCCAGTGCTAAAGCAGCAGAAGGCGGAGGATTAGATGAAGATGCCGCTAAGACCAAAAGAGTTATTGACTACCTCATTGCGGCACCTGAGAACTGTCTCAAAAGACAAGAACTTTTAGTTAGAGGTTATGGAGATTATGATAGTATGACATTAGATAAAATATTAGACACTCTATTAGAGATGAAGTGGGTAAGAAGAGAACGTATTGGAGTAGGTAGTAATACTGATTGGCTTTATCGTCTTAGCGGTGAACCAAAGGAGAGTCTCATGAGATTTCGTGCACAGAATAATGGGAAGGTGAGATAGTGGGATATCAAATTCTAACAAAAGTATATAAAGAAGTAGATGATGAATGTCAAAGACAGATTAAAAAACATGGAGATAAATCAATGTATCATAGAAGTACACATGATGCTATAGCTCCATTAACTGAAGAGTTAGGAGAAGTAGCTAAAGCAGAATGTGATTGGTGGGATGGAAGAAGTGATAATGTAAATGATATTAGAAAAGAACTAATTCAATTAGCTGCTTGTGCTATTAATATGATTAAACATATGGATAGCTACGTCGAAGAGTATTTTAAGAGGGAGGAAAAATGACCTTCAAAACGACAGTGAAAGACAAGGCAGGAAAGCCAATTCAAGATGCTATTGTAATAGCGTGTGTAGAAACTACTGGAGAGGTATTTGTTAGAGGAACAGATGGTAATGGATATGCAGATGTGGCGATGATAGGAGTATTAGCTAATCCACCAGTAACTCTAACAGTTCAAGCTCCTGGGTATAAAAACTCTATTCAATATTTAATTATTACCTCCGCAGATCAATATATTGAGGTAACTCTAGATTCTTTTAATCATCCCCTATGGCGTCCTACTCAAGAAGAAGTAGATCACTACAGGGGAGCATTTTGTATTCCAGACGCATTTCTAGATCATAGTGACCAATATGGAGATAATGTTAGAATTTGGACTCCGGCATTACTAGCTTATGATGATGAAAGACAAGATATCATCATTGATAGATATTTACAATTTTATCCTGAAAAATCTCACTTTGTTATTAATCTCGGAGGTTCAACTTATCACAATGATTATCCTCATATTGATGATAATCCTAGTGTTGCTAGAAAAGCAATTATAAAGCTTTTAAATAAGAAATTGATTCCAATCTGTTGTGCAACAGATGATGAAAATCCTGATGTGGTCTTAGAGTCTTATAAGACTAATAGTGATATCATTGATGATGCCTTTATAATGTGGGAAATGAATGGTCCTTGTCAGGGAGATTCTGATAGAATGTTTGCTATTACTCAAAAGACTTGTGAAGCAAATCCTCGTATTCATCCTAAACTACACTTCACAGCCGGACATGGTTCAATGGGAGAGCCAGAAGGTGAATGGTGGAAACGCTGCGCGGAAATAGGAATTGGGGGATTATTCTCTCAGGATGATCATTGGGATGATGTAGAGCATACAGCAGAAGGATTGGAGGATACAGCGGCTCATTTACATGGTCAAAGACCTGGATGGGAAGGATTAAATCTTATTAATGTAGCATTTGAACAAACTACTACACCAGTATATCATAAATATCCAGATTGGGATGGTCTTAGACAAAGAGCTTTTGGAGATTATCTATTGGCCCACTGTCCTAGTATTGTGGGTGTAATGGATGGACATAGTTATGGACTATAACATAGAACGAATGAAAAGAGAGCTCTATTGTAAATTTTGTAAAAGTTATTTTATGTCAGATCAATTAAATCCTATTTGTCCTGACTGTCATACTAGTTTAGTTACTGTAGTCAGTAATTCTGATGGAACAAAAATTACCGGAGCCATTGAACATGAAGGATATGAAAAATAGAAAATATATAACTATAAATGAAGCTGTAGAAATTTGCGGAGTAACTAGAAGAACAATTTATAATTGGCTAACTGAAGGATTTTTAGATTATGGTAGAACTCCTAGTGGAAGCATTAGAATAGACAAAATATGCTTAATTAATAAAAGCAATCATCGTAGAGCTAATCTCATATCTAATTTGAATCAGAAAGGAAGTCATTTGAAAAATGAAGAATAAAACGATAACTCAGTCATTAAACTTAATACGAGATTTAATTAATGATATTGAAGAAATTGAATCTAGATGGTATCAATTTGCGACTCAAATTGATGGAGAGGAAGGAATGAATTCCAAAGCAGAAGAGCATCTTTTAAGTTTAAAGAGAGAGTTTGCAGTTTTAGTTGATAAAAAGTATCGTAAAGGTCAAGAAGAGCATGGAGGAAATTTACAAGATATGAATGCTAATGATTTATTGGATCACGCGATAGATGAAGCTATTGACCAAGTAGTATATCTACTCACTCTCAAGAATAAGTATAAAGAATGATGCATCTTCTGCTAGAAATTTATCGCTACTTTAAGTACTACAGACATGATACTTATTTATCATCTAAGTGGATAGATGATTTTAAGACTGGACGTAAGAATCACTTGATTATCAACGAACACCTAACTTCTGATTAAAACTTAACTTTTTACGCCCTTTTTCAGGATACTGCTGACTCATTCCAGCTAGAGATGCTACTCCTAATGCTGTATTGAGTCCGACTTCGTCGGCAAAGCTGGGTTGTTCTGCAGCTAAATCTTTTAAATCTTGTAAGAAGATAGGAGTAAATCTCTTAGCAATTTCTGATTGAATAGAAGTTTGTTGACCATATTGAGTAGTAAAATTTCCACCACCTGTAAATTTCTTAGCTGTTAGCATCATATGAGCTAAACTTGCAGCAGGGGATTCTTTATTCGCAAGAAATCTCCCTGCAATTTCTAGCCTACTAGTAGGTTGACTTGAGTCAGTTTTCCCAGCCAAAAATCTAGCAGCCGCTACGACATACTGCTGGAATCCACCCCACGGGTCAATCAATTTCTTACCAAAGCGGCTCTTACCGAAGTCAGTAGAAAGAATATTAGTAGAGACCTTAGCACCACCATAGGAAGCAAGAGTATCAATACTAGTTCCTAGAGCTGCTATTGCAAAGAGAGACTTCAATCCCTCTAATCTCATTCCTTTTGGAAGGTCTGTATAAATCTTGGGATTAGTTAGCATTGAAATACGAGAGCTAATCATTCTAGGAGACCAAAGAAGCATATTCAATTCATTAGTAGCTTTGTCTAGTGGTCCAAGAGAACCACGACCAGTAGCATTATTAATGAAGCGACTAATAGCTTTAGCTTCTTTAGATGGAATAGTCAAATTCCCACCTACAGTAGAAAATGTATTAACTCCTAAATCTTCAGCCTGCTTAATCATAGAATTGAAAGTATCAAATCTAAGTTTGTTTAAGAATCCAGAATAAGCTCTCTGACTAGCCGCTACAGTCTGTGGTATTCCTGTCATTCTAGGCAAAGAACCAACATAGGAATTAAGAAATTCTTCTTCAGAATTCATTACACTACCCGGTCTATTTAAGAATAGACCAGAATCTCTAGCCTTTAGATAATTAGGATGTTCCTCAATAGCTTGCATAGAGGACTTATAAAATTCTGGATTAGTAAAGAACTTAAACATATCTCTCATTGCTGGATAAAATTCAGATCTATAAGCCAATCCAATACCATGACGCAATGGTGCCGCAAGGCTAATACTATTCTCCAGTGACTTCATCGTATTAGCAGCTTTAGCAAGCTTAATGCCAACGGCACCGATACCACCGTGCATTTGAATAACTTTATCAGCAAATCCTTGACCAAAGACATTATCAAGAATAGCCAATTCATTACGCTGAGGAACACCATCACCATTCATTAGTTTGAATAATGCGGTATAACCTCTAGCCTTCTCTCCTTCGGTAATATTAGCTCTTTTAACTGCTGTAAATAAAGAATCACTTTGCGCTCTAGTTAATCCTAACTTCTCAGTATCAACTTTCTCAAATTCACCTTTTAGCGCAGAAAGAGATTTTTTAGCTCCAGAAACTCCTTCTTCTTTCACACTAGAAAAAGCTGCAAATCTTTTAGCTTGCTCAACTTTATTAATTATATCCTGTTGTACTCGTGACTCTTTAATTTGCCCCATAGCATTAAATAGTTTATCTAATGCTGCTCCATATGCTCCTTTAAATGGTTCTAACTCTTGTGGTCCTTTTCTATCATTTCTACCAAAAACAGCCATACCAGATTCAGAACTTAAATTCTGAGATGGTTTATTTTTATCAAATGAACCTCCAACTGATCTTTCAATATCATCTGCATGTTGTGAACTATTAACTAAGTCTTTTAATCTTAATCTTCCTGATGCTGGGCTAGAACTTTTAACATCAATACGAAAATTGTTAGGATTACTCGTAGTAGGAAGTTCAGTAACTTCTATATTTTTATTAGATAACATCTTAGTAATATCATCAGGCTTGATATTAGCATTCTTATCAAATTCAAGAGTTAATACACCATCACCATGATTTTTTAATGCTGTTAGTTGAGGATGTAAGTTTTCAGGAGTGTTTGGTTCTGAAGTTTTAGTTTCAGTAGTTTCTCCCTCTACAGGCAAATTCTCCTTAAACTTAGCAATATCATCCTCACTATATCCTAATAACTTTCCTGTAGTTTCATGGTCTCCATTCTTTAAAGATTCAACTAGAGCCTCACCAGTAGCCTTATCTTTTGCAAGAATAGGCTCATCGCTGACAATAGGGTTATCAATAATATGTAAACCATTAGTTTTAGCATATTTAACCAAACTTTCCATTTTCTCTCCACCATTATCAAGAATAGCAGCCGGTTTATCTCCATTAATTACAGATTGAACAACTCTTTCAGGAGACATATCATTATGAGGACCAATAGAACCTTCCTGTCCTATTAATTCTTTATCTTTGATATTAGTCTTTTTCTCAAAAGGATTAACAAATTTAGGCTTCTCTTCAGAAACTTCCTTACCCATATTAAACTTATCTTGAGCATTCTTAAATATAGCTTCTTCTGCACCTTTACCTTTAGGAGCACTAAATATATCAGTAGTTCCTGTAGCTTCTTCAGCAGTTCTCAGTTCTGCTGGTAGAGACGCTCTAGCAGTAGATAAATCTCTTGGTTGCCTAATAGGCAATTCTGGTCCTACAGTTTCATAAGGATGAATATCTTGAATTGAACTACTCATTCTATAAGGAATTTCAGTTCCTCTAGTAGCCTGTCTAACAGAAGGAACTTCTTCAGGAGTTAAATGTTTAGCTCCAGCAGTTCTAGGATCAAATCCAGTAGAAGCAAAATCTAATACATCTCCAGCTAAGCTTCCAGCAGCTCCTAGATAATAATTCCCTGATTCTCTACCTCTTCTACGAATAGATTCTGCTATTTTACTTACTCCAGGAATTTCCATAAATCCTGGTCCTTTAACACCTCCAGTAATACCTTTGCTTTTAAGATAATCCTCAAGTCCTGGATCCCCAGTAAATAATTCTTTTCCTTTCTCTATACCAGATTCAATAAATCTAGTTAATTTACTCTCTCCAGCAGGCTTAAAAGGCTTAGGATTAACTACTGCATCTACAACTTTACTAAGCATTTTAGGCTCTTTTGGAGTAGCTAAATCTTTATATTCTGGATGCTTATCAAGTACAGCCTTTTCTAATTCCTTATCATCCAAGTCATCATAAGAGCCAGGATGCTTAGCTCGAATTAATTCAGCCAGATTAGGCATTATTCTTTCTTATCAGGTCTAATACCTAGTGGATCATTATCTGTAGACTTGGATTTACCTTTTTGAGTATTAGCAGTCTTCTTAGTACCTTCTGGATTAATCTCAGTCGTAGTAGAAGTTTCACTTTCTTGATCTAATCTCTGCTGCATCATCTTCATAGCATCTTCATGATCACTTTTTGACTTCTCAAATAATAAATCTTTATGAGCCATTTCTAGCTTATGCCGTTCTTCCATAGCTGCTGCAATATCTTTATGAGCTTGTAGTTGAGATGCTGCATTAGTGTTCTTAGAATTTAGTTGATCATATGCCAATCCTAATTTATTATTAGCCTCTTCAATTTTACGCTGCATATCAGCAACTTTAGTTTCATGAATATTTTGTTGCTTAGTTACATCTAGCTGATGTTTTTGTTCTAATTGTCCAATACGCTCTTCACCAATCTTGCCAGCTTGAGAAATTTTCTGTCCTTCTAATCCTAATTGTTGCTTTCTAATACCTAATTCACCTTGTTGATAAGGAGTCATTTGATTAGCTAGAACTACATTGGGAGCATTACCTTGTATATCTTTTCCTCCATCTGGGTTAAATAAAGACTGAAGTCTATTCTGTCTAAGAGATAAATCAGCCATGAAATTAGCTTTTTTCATAAAATCATTCATATCTCTTTCTTTAATACGATTATACATAGAAAAAGCATCATTTAAATTAGGCCCACTACTACCGCCATAACCATAAATACTACTACCAGAAGGATTTGCTGCGAGAGAATCCATGAAACTCATTATTATGTCCTAAACATTGGCATCATATCACGAAGTCTCTGCTCATCTATCTGTTGTTGATTTTGACCTAACTGAGCAGCTTGGGCAACTTGATTGCCAAAAGTAGAAGTTAATGCTGGAGTAGTTCCGTACAATCCTCTCATGCCTTCAATAGAACCTAAAACATTACTACGATTAAACTGTCCAGCTTGTAAAGCTCTATTAGCATTAGTTTCAGCAATTTGATTCATAATATCAGCATTAGCTCTATCAGAAGCGGTCCTAGCAGCATTTTCACTTAAACTAGAACTTGCATAAGGAGATGCGGCTGCTAGCCTATTTTGAGCTACATTTTGAGCAATTCCAGCATTAACATCTATTGTCTTATTAGAAATAATATCAGACATATCTCTAGCCATCTTAGCTGAAGCAGCTCCAAAATTAGGACTATAACCACCACTAAGAGCTTTTTGCCTTTCTAATCCTTGTTGAGCACTAGAATAAATTGATCGAATAGGAGAAATATCTCTAGCTCTAATATTTTGAATATCTTCAGGAGAGTATCCCCCAGTTGTAGCTAAATTAGATAGATTAGATAAGGAACCTTTCACATTAGGAGATTCACTATATTGAGCTAATTGTGGAGTTATGCTAGTAGATGTTAATGGATCAGTAGCCGATTTAGCTGCTAAATTAGAGTACATACCCATAATCTTATCATAATCAGAAGCTTGAGTATTAGCAGCGGCAGTAAAAGTAGCTGGATTACCATACTGTTTAGTAGGAGGACCAGATGGAGCTGGAGTATCGAATAAAGAGCGACCTGGAATACCACCAGTTCCTGCTCTACCCATAAAAGAGTTACTACCACCTATTGGTATATTAGGACTTCCTAATCCAAGATTTCCACCATATCCAGTGTCTCTTGGGATATTAAAACCTAAAGCCATCATACCTCCAGGAAATCTTGAAGTGTAAACTCTATCTCTTTTTTAACTTGAATATGAAAATGTTCGATTAATGTATTAGGAGATTCCAAAAAGAAGTAGAATTTCTCTCTTCCTAAGAGATTGTTCAGATTAGCTAAAACTTGCTGTTTTGTGATATCATCAAGATCATGTGATCTAAAATCATAAGCTTTACCATGTTTATGTGGATCATCTTGTCCTGAATGTTCTCCGTCAGAGCCAGAAGTAATTGTTAAATTCTTCTCTATCATTTTAGATACTGTTTTCATAGCTTGAAGAATTAGAAATCCTCCTAAATTAGGAATGAATGTTACACCATCTTTAACCAATAACATCAACCAGACACTCCAATTTCACCCTCTCCTTCAATACTTAATGCTGTTGTAGTATTAGATCCCCCTACTAAGAAATCAGCAGCATCTACTCGGAGATAACCATACCAATCAAGTATATCATTAGCAGGAATACTCTTTCCTTGGCCAATTATCTCAGTCCCAGCGGCATTAGCTCCAGTAGCTCCTAACCATAGACTAAATGTCGCAGCACCAGCAGTTTTATTGACAATTCTAATATGTCTTAAAATTATATATTGAGAGGAAGAACCACCATTAGTTCCACCAGTAGCCGTTGGAGGATTAAGAATATTAGTAGTAAGAGTAGTTGTTAAAGCTATTGGACCAAAACGAAATGCTTTGTTATTCACTATCTCTCCGGATAGGAAGCTGCTGTTGGTTTGGCAAAAATAATAATTTTGGAGCAACGAAATGTTTCGTTAATAGCAGTAGTTTTAAGCTCTAAAGAACATCTTTGTGTAGTTAAATTTGATAATCTAGTAGGTTCAATGTCAGTAGGATCTGCCATTGTTATTGGAGACAGTGTAGTGGTATTCACTTCATCAAGACTTAACAGTCTTAGTTGAAGGCTACCAGAACCAATTACACGTAATCTAACGAGTCCATAGTGATTAATAAGCTCTTCATTTCCAGAAACTCTTTTAGGCATTTATGTAACGACCTTAAATGATGCAATAGCTGCTGCTAACCAGGGATAGAAAATCCATCTTCTCCATCTATTCCATCAATTCCAGGAATTCCTTGAATTCCTTGTGGTCCTGAAATTCCTTGAATTCCTTGAACTCCTTGTGTTCCAGGAACTCCAATTCCATCTAAACCATCTATTCCATCTAATCCAGGAATACCTATAATTTGAGTAATTTGGTTAATAATAGTAGAGCTAGAACTACCAGAACTACCACTACTAGAAGTAGTTACTACAGCTAGTTGTCTAATTAATTCTCGAATTAACTGATATAAAGGATTATCTTTATTTTGTAATCCGGTATTCAGTAATTGAGAGTAGAGACGAGTTGGATCAAAACTCATGGTAGAAATGCTGTTTTAATGAATGGATCTGGAATTTTAACGTTAATTAATGCTTGAGTTCCATTAACATATAATGTATCATCAGTTTTATCAGTAACAAGACGATAAATTCCACTTCCATTAGTAAAGAATATAGTTAAAAGCTCTCCTAATGGCATAGAACCAGAGAACTGTGTTCCATCTCCTATTCCTCCAATAATAATTACTGGAGGAGTATCTCCACCATTAACATTAGGAATAGTAAATGTAAGAGCACCACCTGTTTGGACACTAATATTTCCTGATGGAACATTAACAGTAGCAACAACTCCTGTATTATCAATATATTGTATGAAATATTGACTAATACGAGTAAAATCCAATGCTGGATCACTACCAGAAGCGGCTGATGTAAAATGAGCAGTACTAGTTCCAGGAGTTACTTTAGTTTCTGGATTGTCTAAAGTCCAAGAAAATCTCTGAATTTCATAAGTTCCAGATATTTTGAGATCAAAAACAACTAAACTTTCAGCATCACCAGGACCAGCACTTATAGCTACATTAATACCAAATCCATCTGCATAGAGATCCAACATAGTTGGAAGGCCAGCAGAAATAGTATAAGGAAAAGTAGGAGTATTAGCAGTTCCTAGACTTCCAGTTCCTTTAGCTAATTGATAGCTAGCTGCTCCAATTCCGCTAGGAGTTATAGTTCCAGAAAGAGTAGCAGTTAGAACAGTAAATCCGGCTGGTAAACTAGAAAATGTAATAGGGGTAGTAGATCCATCTAAATAAATAGAATATCCTAAAGTATTTAATACTAAATTAGGAGAGAAAGCACTAGGACCAGCTCCAGTACACCAAGCTTGTAAGAATGCAGTAGCATTATAAAGAGCATCTATAAAACTTTGAGCAGTATCATTATCACTAGTTATCCAATCTGCTCCTGGATCAGGTGGAGGATTACCACCAGGAGTATAAGGAGTAGCTCCAGAAGAGATTCTAGTAGCTTTAATCTCGAAAGTTCCCATTAAGTTAAGTCAGCTCCTAGAATAATCTCATCAATATTCTGAATAGCTAAGGTATTTATTCCCATAAAAAATGACCAAGGTGACCATCTAATAGTTTTTGTATCCATACCATTAGCATAGTTTCCTAGAAGGACATTTCCAGTAGGAAGAACAGTTAGAATCCACTTTTGAATAGGTGCATTAATGATCTGAATCTTACCAAAATCATTCCTATCTAATCCTCTCCAGTAATTTTCAATTCTCCAAGATAATTCAGGAGTAACAAAACGACCATTGAACAAACTGATGCCTTGATAATTGCAAATAATAAGAAAATCAACGCTTGAACTACCAGAATCCAAAACGGTTGCAATTCCATGAACACACGTCCCTAAAGCATTATCAACCAGAACAAGAGGCCAAGAACTAGGAGCATCACCATTATCTGTAAAAGAAACTGTACGTGATCTCTTGAAGACATAGAGAATATCTCTTAATTCTTGTGCATTTGTAATCGGATTTCCATCTAATGGAACAATTAATAAACCATCGATTTGACTAATTGCTTCAGGTTCTCCAATTTCACTAACTAAAACAAGGCTGATATCAGTGAAAGTATCCGCTAGGATTAACCTATTCCGATAGATGCTCAATACTGCTCCTGCCGGAATTTCAGTGTAATTATCAAATAAATGACTAGCATCCTCAAGGAGATCAGCATCATAAAAAGAGATATTATTCAATGCTGTAGTTGTATTATCTGCAATGGTAGCATTGGGAACAAAAAAATATTGATAGCCTTGCAAATCTCCATTAAATGTTGGTAATGCTTTAGTAGCTACTAAGTGTCTTTTAACTACATGAGCATCCCCACTAACATCAACAGAGCCAAAACTTACTGAAGAACCAGCACCAGTAATAAATTGTGTTAATAATCCAGGTGGAGCTAAATAACCTGTGTCTGTCTCAGATACAAAGCCAAATAAATGTATTCCAGGATCTGTGTGACCTGCTGCACCATTAGCAACAGTCATTGTTCCAGTTAATCCAGAACCAGCAGCTTTTCTAGCAGCAGTACCATCACCATTATAAACGTATAAAAATTCACCGGATAATCCTTTTTGGAATGTTAAATCACCATTAGTATAATCTGAAAATGGACTAATATATCCTCTACCAGCATAGGATACAAATGCAAAATCCGTCATTCCTGCAATAGATAATAGAGGACCATAAACAGTAGTTGAATTAACTACATGATATATATCTCCATTTCCATTACTAGCGTTGATTACTAGAACAATTAAAGTGTTAGCGGTTTGAGTAGGATAATTATAAATTCTTTTAATATCACTAAGTGGAACAAGAACATCTTGACTAATTCCAATTCCAGGTCTTGTCCCAAAGGAACTTGATGCTATATAGCGGATATTATTACAATCTCTAAAATGATCAGATGGAGTAGAGTCTACGTCACCTCTATCCCAAAGGCCATTGAATTTATCAATTACTAATCCAGAATGGTCTCTAACTGGAGACATAACTAGTAACTCACTCCTCTATTTTTAAAGGAGTGTCTAAATGGTCTACGACGAGTAACAACAGACTGCATTCCTTTGATTGGAATACCAAGTGCTCTTGATAATGCTGTTCCAGCAAGACTATCAAGAGCCATTGCTCTAGATTCATTTTCAGCAAAGAACATAGCACATAGAGCAGCAGTCTTATATTCTAAGTATGTTTTAATATTAGTAAATGGAAGATTCACATCAATATTAGCAATTACAATAGGAGTATTGAAAATTGAACCAATAAAGTCAATTTTTAAGTCGTTGTCAGCATTAGCTGGAATAAGTTCGATATGATCATCTTTCCATGCCCAAATCAGAAATTGAGAAATAGTAGTATTATCTTGTAAATAATGGGGAATGAAGTCTTTTTTAATCATAGGAACCCACTGATTTAATCCAGTAGTAGATTCCCATAGCTGTAAGATTTCAATCAAATGAGATGGTAATGCTGGAGTAGTATCAAATCCTATCTTTCCTACTCCAGAAATGATTTTAATAGCTGCACTAGTCTCATTAGTAATTGGAAGATCATTCTGCTCGTAGGTTTCTTGTAATTCATCTAGAGCTAGATTTAATAGTGGTAGACAGACAGTATTAGTATATAGACTCTGTGAAGAATCATTCATTAAATTAGCAGTAGCAGTGATTATTTCACTTGGTTTGGGCACAGTTCAACTCCAAATGAATCTAACTCCTATAATTGTAGTGGAAGCGGTAATTACTAAACTAGTGAATGTACTTGCTAATCCAATAGAAGTGGGATCAGTTAAATGGAGGGGCACTCCAGTATCTCCAGTAATTCCTTTAAGAGTTATTGTAGCTGTATTAGCACTAGGAGGGATAATTGTCAGAGCTTTAACAGTAATGCCACTTACTACAGGAGCCGTTATTGTATTAGCTCCTGAAGCTAGAGTCTGAACAACTTCCATTCCAGGAGATGCAGCATTATCATCAGCAGACTTGATTACTTCAGTAGTAATATCTCCTGAAAATTGAATTTGTACGCTTCTAGAACTTGTTACTGCCATTCGTTTTCCTAAACTGCAAACTTCAATTCCTTTGCCAATGGATGAGCAGTATCAATAGACTTACAAGAAGGACAAACTGGGTATTCAGGATCTTTTAAGCCACCGCAAGCCTTACACTTAATAAGCTCAACAGTCTTGAAATCTTTGAGCCAAGGTTTATCATTGAAATTCAATGACTTTGCGGCTAATCTCATCATATCCCAAATAACTAGTGGATTGCCATTCCCTCTAGCCCAAAGAGAGTCAGCAAGACGAACTAGAACTTTATACCAATTATCTTGCTTAGCTTTAGTTTCATCGAGTTTAGTCTTGTATTTAGTTTTAATATCTAAAACATTATGTTCTCCAAGAACGAAGAACAATCCAGGCATAGAATCCTCCATATTGCAACCTAAAATACCATTACAATAATCTTTAATGACAGACTCAGCAACTTGAATTGAAGAATTGACAATTTCAATTGCTGGCTTTTCAGAGTCAAATTTATTCCACCAAGAGCTAGAACCAACAACTAAAAGACTAGGATGTTCATACGTTCCGGCTGGAATTTCAAACTTTCCAGGATAGATAGTATGTTTAATTTCATCAAGAATATCCCTTGGAAAGATAGATACGATAGTACATTTATCCATTGGATTCCTAGTAGCTCTAACAAGTCGTTCTTTGTTACTAGGAAACTCTGCTACTTGTCTAAATTCTTCCATTGATCAATCCTTTTCTGCTTAATGCAGAAGTTTGCTTGCTGTAAAACCAACTCCGCTACCATAATGGAGATTGTCTGCAAGATCCGTCTCATTACCAAATAGTTCCTGTTCAACCTTCTTAATTTGTTCTAATCTCTGTTCTTCGCTAACTAAAGGATCTCTATATTTAACATGACCTTTCATACCCATAGCTTCATACATAGATTCAATTACAAATCTACAACCCTCAAAAAAAGGGGGAAGATAATTCTGATTTTTATCTTGAAAGACCCAAGCAGGTTCATAAGAGACTTTATCTACTAGATCAGTTTCACCAATAATGGGAATTAAACGTTCAAGAATATATTTCTCATGAATGAATTGTTTATATTTAGGTAAAAGTCTAACTTCTGGTTGAAGTAATTCAAAACCATCATAAGTGAAGGATGTCCATCTTTTTTCATATTGATCTTCTGAGAAGACTACTCTAAATTTAGGAGCACCATTAAGTTCTTTACCAAACTCTTTCACTAATTTATAATTAATTGACTCAATTGTTTCTCGTAGCTCCATAAAACCTCAAAAATGAGCCGCTCTAGTCATTCCATTCCTAGCAGCAACGCCGAAGCAGTGGTCCCCTTCGACTTTGCCCTAATGGATTTAGAATGCTCCCACCTAGAGCGGCTCAACTCGTTATTAAGCAGGAACAATGCCCAAAAATGCACCACTATTAACAGCAGGACCGCAAACATAGGAGTTAGCAAGAAAATTAGTATCACCAAGTTTAGTAGATCCAATACTAAAGCACCAACCACTAAAAATGATTGCTCCACCAGGAGAAGCTGTAGTGAAACTACCCAACACAGTCATTTGAGTAGCAGCAGACTTAATAGCATTAGTAAATGTGCAATCTCTAAATTCATTAAATCTATCAACACAAGCATTACCAGTTCCTAGAATACCTAAAACACCAGCATTAGTTGCATAAATTGGAAAAATGCAACGGCGAAAAACATTTCTAGGAGTTCCACCAGCGAATTCAACACTGGCATTAGCAACAGAGCGAGAAACAGTATCCTCTCCAATAACACAATCTTCAAATAGATTCTCACCAGAACCAGCAGAACCAATTTTAAGATGCCTAGAACCAGTGCCAGCAGCAGAACCAGCATCAGTATCAGCCATACCAACAATCTGGCAATTCTTAAAATAATTGCGGGAACCAGTAACTGTCATACCAATTTCAGTTCCAGCAATACCCACCGTGAATCCCTGGAACCATTCAATATTAATAAACATACAACCAGAAGCACTAACAGTAAAGAAATTAGCAAATGCAGTAGTAGAAGGAGTAGGAGCTACTCTAGCTCTCTGACCATATACAAGTGGAGAAGCTTGACCAATTAAATGAGTAGCAGCTTTATCCCAAGTAAATGCAGAATCAACTCTAACTGTGCATTTAGCAGTAGTAGAGGGATCAGAAACTAGAACAATACAATCATGTTTTCCTGTACGAAGAAGACCATAAGCTGTAGATAGATTCTTAACTGCTGTACCAATGCTCAAGCCATCAAGAGAGTCATCTCCATTTGTATAATCTACATAATAAACAATACCTCCCATTGTTACAGCGAATGTTAGAGCATCTAATACTCCATTATCATTAAGAGTTCGAAGCTTTCCCCAAACGTTTGGAATCATTCTTTTCTCCAGTTCACCAGAACCAGCAGCAAAGCTGCCAGAGAATTAAACATTTACTAACTCATTAACTTGTTGTTCGATAATATCATCAGTAGGCAGCACTTGAGGAAATGTGACAGCTCCAGCGCCTATTCTATATTCAGTTACCCAGCTACCATTTTCTAATCTCTTTGGAAATAATGTAATATTATGATTATGACCAACTAAAACATCAAAGTCGCAATAAATTTCAAACCCAGCAGCTCTAACTCTATTAAAGAATCCAACGTCATCACACCATTCGTCTTTAACAATTTCTCCAAGACGAACGTATGGTTTTTCTAAATCTTTGAAAACTTTTAAGTCAATGAGGACACAACCAAATCCACAATTGACTCCTTTTTGTAAACCAGATTTTTCTGGTGTTAAGAAAGAATATTTACATAATCCATTATGATAAGCAGTATCGAAGAAAATAGGTAAATGTGGATAATTTCTTGATAAATAAAGAGCAGAAACAATATCTACATTATGAATCATTAATTTCATTAAAATATCAGGAGCCGGAGCCATATCATCATCTAGAAAGAAAATATGAGTGCAATCAGTTTTCTGTGCAAGAGCAATCATTTCATTTCTATTCTTAGCTGGTGATTGTCCATGCGCAAATGAACAAATAGTTCCTTCGGGTCTAATGAGAGTATTGTAATAATCATAGAAATCAGCATTCCTTGCTCTTTCACCAGTAGGAACAGCTAAGAAAATTTTCTTTTCTGAAATCACAGAAGTTTCCTTTTATTGTGTAGGATGCTAAAATTTCTTCTAACATCCTACACAGTGAGACTCTAGCTAGTTGTTGAAGAAACTAAGAAGTAATGCCCACCAGTCGTGTAAGCAAAATCTTTAACAGGATTGTAAATAAACATATAAGCACGTCCACTAACTGTAGTTGTTCCACCAACAATATTACCAGTACTTGTGAATCCAGTAGTTGTTCCAGGAACAATAACTAGAGCATGAGCACCAGTAACAGGAGGTGTAATAGTAGCGACGGGAGTATTACCAGTTAGAACTGTAAGAAAAGTGATAGGAGCAATAGTTGCAGCAGCACTCATTTGAACTGGAAGAGGCTGCTTATCGCTTTGAACAGTAGAAATATTCTGAAAGAGTGCATCACTCATTTTTATTTCTCCTTAATATCCAGAAGGAACTGCAAGAGAATCAATATATGCAGTAGCAGCCGGATTCAGTACGAAAGTCTGAAATCCAACCACCATATAGAAAATATCAGCCGCAGCAACACCACCAGAAGAACCACGTAGTTCAAAGATTCGACGGCCATCAGATGTGTAAAATCCAATGGGAAGAATCTCTGCTCTACCCCAAACAGAACTAACAACAAAATCAATACGAGTTTTATTCCAATTAAAATGCTGCTTGATAGGAGCACCAGCAAGCTGCATATTATCTCCAAAATAAAGATTAAGGGCCTCATCTTTTGGAGCCTTATGAATAATTGAAACTAGCTGTCCAATCTCTTCATAAGCCTGTGCTTGACAGGGATGTGTCCAAGCTTGGGGATCAAAATTATTATCAATACCAACACGATTACCAATCTTATTAATTGCTAAACGTGGCAAGGGAAGTGTTAGAGCAGAACTACCACCATTAACTCGATTTGAACGAATTTCTGGAGTAGTCGCTCTATCATATCCTAGCCAAGTACCAGTAGAAGCATTACTGTGATGATATGGAACACCATACAGAGCCGGAAGAGCAGTAGGATTAGAAATACCATCAACAACTAGAACATCTGTTGCAACAGCACCAGCAATAGCAGGAGTAACACTAATAGTCTTATTCTCAACATCCCAGAAAGTAATAACACCTTTACCACGATATGTAGCTAATGTAGAATCATAGACCTGAACAACCTGATCATATCGAACAAGACGCGCTCCAAATGCAGTTGTCAAAACATATGTATCTACACCACCACTAGTACTAACAGTAGAAATAGTTCCAATTTGACCTGTTCCAGATTGCTGTAATTGTGCATCAAGCTGCCGCTTCATTTCAACGGTAGCTCCTGCCGTTAAACGACGAACAGCATTAATTACAGACTTCCGGCGGTCATCAGTAGACCACTGAGTTAATTTTGTATATTCAATATTTTCAGATAGAAAAACAGGTCGAAGGACGGCTTTATCCCAAGTAGGACCGCCGCCCCTTCCCATATCTCCACCATCAGGATTAAAATACTGGAAACGACCACCAGGACGCAATTCCATTGGTGCGCGCATTTCACGATATGAAACTACTTCAACATCTCTTTTCTTAATATTACCAAAAAAAGTGTCGTCAGACTCGAAGACAGTGGTAACTTTTGGCAAAACACGTTCTAATTCCGTGCCTGCTACCACGCTTTCGACTACTGCGCCTGGCATGTTTTCCTCATTTCAACAATCTCCTAACCGATATAAGTTCTGTTTGTTGATAAATCTGTTACATATTTTCCACTGTAAAGTCCACGTTTAGCTTCATGCTGTGGAATAGCATGCTTCCGAGCTATTGCTCGAATTAAGGCTTTACCAGTTGCTATAGTAAAACCGTTGTGAGATTTTGCATTTCTCCAGTTGGAGAGGACTTCTTTAATTTGCTCTTTTCTTCGAGCAGACATCAAGGGATACAAAGTCATCATCCAACCTATAGCTTGATGACTATTTACTGCAAGGATATAACAAGTCTTCCAGCCACTTCTACTCTGCTCACCAATACTAACATTAACATTCATAATTAATTTTACTTTTTCTACAACATCTCTATCTGTCATCTTTAGATGAATTCTTGGGGCATTATAATAACCAAAATGCCCTTCTCCTTCTAGAATACCAGAAACCCAATAAATATCTTTAATATCCATATTTAATCTCTAGCAAAAAAATCAGCTACACTTTCACCTTTTTTCATCTCATTTTTCTTTGGTTGAGATGGACGCCCAGGAGCAATTGGTCCTCTTTTACGAGGAGTTTCTTCTTCAATTTCTTCTTCTACTTCTTGCTTAGCTCGTGGAGCTAAGTCTTTTAGAGCCTCAGCTCTGGCCTTCAGAATTGCATTTTTCAATCCACCCTTAGCTTTGCTAAGATAGAAGGATTGAATCCGATTCAATGAGTCTTTAGAAAACTTAGCATCAAATGCCGCTTTCCAGAGTCTATCTAGATTACTAACTACAGATGAATCACTTCCAATAGAGTCAGTTAGAATCTTCATAGCATCAGCAACTGCATTCTTCTTAATATAAGCACTCATTTGAGCTCTAGGATCAATATAATCAGAAATAGTAGCCTTCAATGTATTATCT